CACGTAGGTTGGCACGTCATACAATATGTATGGTGCGTTGGGATTATGAATGGCCTGCTGCTTTATCTTTGCCTGGATTTGCGCAATCACAGGACCCATTGCAGCCATTCGGTTCTCACGTCGTTCTTCCTGCTCTTTCCATAAATCATTCGCTTTCAGCATCTCTGCTATGTATCACTAAAAGAATGCGTCTGCCGTTTCGCAAGCTTGTTCTTGGCGGAGGAGGCGTAAAAGGTATACTCCACGTCGGAGCGCTACTCGAACTATCCAAGCACCAATCCCTCCATTTTCCGGATGGAGTGTATGGGTCATCGATTGGGTCTGTCGTCGCCACATACGTCGCATTTGGACTTCCTATGGAGAAAGCGCACGACCTTATTCAAAAATACCTTTCGTTTGAAGCGATTTTGCCTACATTCGATTTTCAAAGTTTTGCAGCCGCATTCTCTGCGAAAGGAGTTGGTGGAATGGACTCGTTTGAAAAGCAAGTTCTTGCCCTATTTGACGATGCCGGACTTGATATTCGGACCAAGACGATGTCAGAGGCATCCATGCCACTGTACATCGTTGCGTCGAACCTTACAGACGGCGTTCCATCCTTATTCTCAGATAAAGTACCAGTACTCGATGCTGTGAAGGCATCCTGCTGCTTTCCGGGAGCATTCAGGCCCTATGAACTCTATGGAAAGGCATATATTGACGGAGATATTCTATTGCCTTCTATTTCGTGTATTGTTCCACAGATTGAACAGGATACACTCATTCTTCTTCTTCCCAAACGGAGGAAGTGTATTCTTACACCGCGTCGGATTGAGACTATGTCTCCTGTAGATTATATTAGCGAGATTCATACACTGAGGATGCGCGCTGGTCAAATGTTTAACAAGAATGCCCAAACACTAGCCTTGACGTACCCAAATTTGGAAAGCAGTTCCGATCTGTCGCAAATGGATATTCCAGATATTTTACTGAGTGCCGGGACTCAACTGAGGGTGTTCCTCGGGACCCAATGACTTCACTAGGAAATCGCGGAACGTGTCTTGAGACGGTATTGCTGCCATATCAGTCTCTTTGCCGTCTACAATGAGTTTGAAGGTTGGATAGGCCGTGACGTTATGTTTTTTCAGAAGATCGGCATGATTATCTCCGTCGTACTCTTCGAGAGACACTTTCTTTCCTCCGTACGTAGTCGGATGCGTCTTCAAATCCTCAACGAACGCGTCCCACTGAGGGCGTGCCTTCTTGGACCAAGGGCAGTGCGTGCTTGAAAAGAAGAGGAACCTTGGAGTCGTTTTCGAGGTCTCTTCTGATGCGTTTGAAGACCCTTTAGATGCTGGAACTTCTAATGTGAGAATCGTGTTGACGTAGACCGTGTATGCAACCACCCCTATTGCTATCCATCCTAGAATAAGGAAAATGAACTCAAGTTCCATCTTTACGAAATGACGGGTATAAAACTTTAGCGTTTTCTTGCTCAGTGGAATACCATTTGCGATATGCCGACGCAGGATTTAGTGTAGGGCTCAGTATCATACTCCAAGCAATATCGTGCGTCTGTCTTTCAGGTTCATACGGTTTCGGAACAATCTTGATCCATCTTCCGTTGTATCGCACTACGTCCATTACTTTACTTAGCAAGGTCTATGAAACCCGCTTAGAGCTTGGGGAATCCGACCAGGTTAGCACCAATACCGAAACCAGCACCCGAGCGGGCGGAGGAACCGACACTGGGAGCATACACGTCGAGAATCGCGAAGGTTGCGAGCGCAGTCAGCGCAATCATTCCAATCTCGGACAACTTCAGGACCTTGCCGGGGAGCATATAGGCCGCAACGGCAACGGCCAGACCCTCCAGGGCATACTTCACGAGTCGAGTCATGATATCGCTCATATCAATAGAAGGCTCAGCAGTCTTCTGTTCGGGCATTTTATAGTTCTATTCAGAGAAATTATTCGTTTGATATGGATTTTCATATACTGCGTCCACTATAAACAAATGCCCCGTGAGACTCTCCCTACCCGCGAAGACGATGGAACTACGATTGATTACCTGGAGGAGGACCCTGAGGTTCCGACCCAGCGTTACTGCATTATTTCGTTCATTTCTCCCGAGAAGGTTCTTGAACAGAAGGCCGAGTTCTATAACTCCAAGTTCGTAGAGTGGCTCGAGTACGATTGGAAGATCAAGGGCATGGAGAAGTACAATGCTTTTCTTGCGCAGAAGTATTCTCTGAAGGTAGAGGATCTCTTCAACGACCTCACGGAGTTCACGAAGGTTCACAATGCGGACATTCTGAAGACGGATATCCACGAGCAGCATGCCGTGTTCATGCTGAAGAAGGAGAAGGAACTGGAGTCTCTGTTCACCGAGAAGGTGCAGTTCCAGACCAATGTCCGAGGTGTCAAGGTGCGTCGCATCTTTGCCGATCTTCAGGAGGCCCAGATGTACGCCAAGGTGCTCCAGCGCCGCTACCCCCGCGACAACCTGTATGTCGGAAAGGTGGGTGCGTGGCTCCCTTGGGATCCCTCGGAGCACATGATGCCGGAGGTTGAGTATGCCGAGAAGGAGCTGAACGAGCTCATGAGGAAGTACAAGGAGAACGAGACGAACCGCGAGATCTTCTTCGAGGAGGAGAAGGCTACGAAGATCGAGAAGCAGAAGAAGGAGAATGCAGAGCGCACGCGCAAGACGATCGAGGAGCTTGCAGCAGAGACCAACGCGTCTGGCAGTGAGGCTCGGCAGATTCAGGACAGCATTGAGACGCCCGTTCACCCTACGGAGGGAGGCGTGCGCGACCTATAAGGATTACTTGTGATCTGAACCCATCTTTTTCACACTCACCCAAGGACCTGCGTTCTTCTTCTGAATCGTTCCTGCCGAATACTCATCTTGTGCCATCATAGCACTTGAGAATGGCTTGTTGTCTGCCCAAAGAGAATCATCACACATCTTGAATGGTGGATGATCCGATGCTTTATACCAAAACACCTGATCTTCCAGTTTATTGGACTGAATACCGTTACAAATCACCAAGCACTCGAAGTTTTCAGTACATTGGTCCATGAATTGTGAAAACATCTCGAATGTGGGAAACATACCGGCATAGTTGTCATAAATACGACGGCGATTGCTAGTAATGTTCTCACGCAGAATGAAGATGAAGTCTACATTGGTGCGCAAATTGGGAGTGATTCCTAAAGGGTACTGCATCGTAATGATTGTCATCATATCCACGTGACGACCGTTCATGAATACATAGCGAGTGGACTCTTCCTTAATCCACGAAGAATCATACAAACAATCGTCCAAAATGAGGAATGCACGGGGGTCAACTGCCGAACTTCCACCATGTGCCTTCTTATCGTTATTGCGCGCCGCCTTCACATTGAGTTGGCGCTTAATGACATTCATAACAATGGAAGGGGCATATTTATCGTGAATCAGCTTGGATGGAACCATATGCTGAAAGAACTCGTTCGCGACTTCCGTTCCTGAAATCACTGTTCCGATCGGGAAGGATGCTTGGGTGTTTGCCAGAATATCACGAACTAAGAAGGATTTGCCAGTATCCTTTTTTCCAATCACAACTATCATTGGGGATTTTCTAGAATCGATGTCGCACCGATCGCTGATCATACCGATATTGAATTTCTTGATTTGGAAATTCATACTATTAACACTATGCGTGAATATTTTGGTTTCCAATTATACTCGGTGAATAAGAATGGGTAAGCGCAGAACATCATCGTGTGAACTCCGAAGTATTCCGATGCCCGTCCAAGTCCACAAATATCGGGACATTGGACTCATTCGAGAGGGCGCCAGCAGTCATTGGGGTGTGGATCATGTCCAACCTTTTTTTCCATCATTGGAATTGCTGTTCAAGACGGACAATTTGGAGAACGTGAAGGATCACGGACTGAAGTTGTCGGACAGCATTCAATCCATTCAGGCAAATAAAAAGGTTTTGACATCAAAGGGTGAGAGTGTGGACGTTCACATAAAGCAGTCTGCCATTCTAAGTCCGGTGAAGTGGATGCGAGGGGATTACGGAACGAGCATCGGGCTCCCCACGACAAAAGAGTCAGCAGTTCTTGCAGTTGACAAGATCCAGTCTCCTCATAATGCTGCGTATGTCGGAAGTCTATTTGCCGCACTCCTATCTCAGTCCGGATGCATACATTTCCCGAAAGTCTATGGCGTCTTCACTGGAATCGCAAAGAAGCACACGTTCGATTTGTCGGACGATTACGAAGAATTGGCCGAACGTCCTTGGTTTTCTAAGAACATAGGGACATTTTTCCAACTTCAACTGGCAGATCACGTTTCTCAGTCTGGGGATTTCCAGCATACTCGGAGTCGTAGGATAGAGGTTGAACTTGGAGATGAAGTTGCTCTTGGACCAGTGGATGAAATTGACGGAATCCTTCCTTCTGAAAACGCGCAGATGGGAGATATTCGGCCTGTGTTTGAGGAAGAGACTATGGGCGACGACGATGCGTCGGATTCTTCGTCTGTGTCTACATCCTACGTGTTTGAGGTTCGGTCCTGCGATTGCTCCGAGGATGAGAATGGTATGAGCGTGGATGAAGAGGAACAGTTCGCATGGGCAACACTTTCGAACGTCCCAGTCCAACTCACTGTCATGGAACAATGTGAGG